CTCACGTTCACCGTGAGGTTGACGAAGAATTCAGCAGCGAGATGCGCTTCGACCGTTACGACGACGAAAATTTTGTCACCATCAAATCAATCGAACCAACCCCCGAGGATCCAAGCAATGAAACCTGAACACGATTCCAACTTGACAATCATCCTGGCGTCAATCGCAGTCGGCGCAATGTCCGCAATTTGCTTGTTTCTTGCTCTTTCTGGAGGACTCTGATCATGGTAGGAAAGGTAACGCCAAACACAATGCTCAGCGCAAGCCGCGTGCCGGCCCTGCTGGGCCATTCAAAGTACGAGACGCCTAACGATGTACTCAAGAGCACGCTAAGCGCTCTACAGGACGCTCCAGAGCATTTTGAGACCAACGAGGCAATGCACTGGGGCAACCTGCTTGAAGTGCCGCTCCTGCTCGAGGCAAGCGCCCGTCTGGGTCTGTCGCACTTAGTGCTGGACCATCCCAAGCCCTACTTTCATCCTGACGCGCCGATCGCCTGTTCGCTCGATGGCCAGGGAGACGGCAACGGTCTGGTCGTGACGGACAACCCTGACGCTGGTGTTTATGTTGTCGGCGCTGAGTCAATCACGCTGGATGGCGTCGGCGTGCTCGAGGCAAAGGTCACGTCGGTGTATCCCGAGGATTACCCAGCGCTCAGCCGCGGCCCTCTCCAGCTCCAGGCGCAGATGGATATTACCGGCGCCAAGTGGGGAGCTGTCTGCGTCTTGTATCAAGGCACCGAACTGAGGATATTCCTGTTTGCGCCCCATGAAGAAACGCAAGCGTTGATCCGAGCCAAAGCGCGAGAGTTTGAAACCAAGCTCACGCATTGGACAGAGACTGGTGAAGTTGAGTGGTACGACCCTGCCACTCCCGCGGAGTACGGCACCAAGTGGCCAGGCGATGCCAACTTAGACTCAGTTGATCTCGGTGAATGGGGAGCAACGCTGGCTGAGCGGATCGTCAAAGCAAAAGAGCAAATCAAAGTGCTTGAAAAAACCATCAGCGACGACGAAACCGAGCTCAAGGAGATGCTGGGCAACGCCACCAAAGCGCACGCTGAGGAGTTCCGTATCTCCTGGCCTATCCGAACGTACCAGGCGCAGCCGGAGAAGGTCGTACCCGCTAAACCAGCGCACTCAATGCGCCAGTCAAACGTCACCATCAAAGGACCGAAATGAAAATCGCAGCAGCATTTGTCGCAGCCAAACGTGCGTTTGCACCTGCGCTCAAGACCAACACAAACTCTCATTTCAAGAACAAGTACGTTGACCTTGCGAGCTGCTTGGAAGCCGTCAACGATGCCTTGCTCGAGAACGGCATTGCCGTCTATCAGGAGACGTTTGACGTGCAAGATGGCGTTACCGTTGAGACCTGCTTCTTGCATGAATCTGGCGAGACGCTGCGCATGGGCAAGCTGCACGTGCCAGCAGCCAAGCACGACCCGCAAGGGTATGGCTCGGCACTGACTTACGCTCGGCGCTACTCGCTGATGGCTGCGTGCGGCATCGCCGCGGAGGATGACGATGGCAACGCCGCCAGCCGAAAACCTCCTCAGAAGCCCGAGGGTAAGCCGGCAAACCCATTGGATGCCGTAGCACCCAAAGCGCTGCCAAAGCCTACTGAGCCGCCGCCTGACGTCATTGAGTTTGAAGATGGCGCTGGTGGCACCTGGGCATTGCGAGTGCCCAACGAAGCCAAGCCACGCTCGATGAGCAACGACGAAGCTGAATGGGTTGTTGAGTTCAATGCGCTGGCCGACGCTGTGATGAAAGCCGGCAAGATCCCGCCGGCAGATCGGATTGCCAAGCTCAAGCTGTTGCGTACTGCTAACGATGCTGAGATTGCCCGACTGACGATGGTAGAGCGTGCCAGGTTCCTACAGACATTCTCGGCACGGATTGGCGCACTTGACGCGCTCATGAAAGCAGCAGCATGAGGATGGCTCAGATCCGATTATTGGACGCAATCGGTGGGTTAGAAAAGAGCCTAGGCCGGTTGCCGTCCATGAATGAAATAGCACGGGTTCTGGGCTGCACCCCCCAGAACGTCCACAAAATGATTAAACGAATGAGGAGCAAAAATGAAACGGTGTCCTCCCTGCCACGGGAATTGCAATCAGGGAAGAAACTGTCCAGCAAGGAACAAAAATGAATTACAAAGACATTAAAAACCTGACTGAGCGGTGCGAAGACCATCCCGACCATGACGGTGAGAAAGTCACCCATATGATGATCGTGGCTCGGCTTTGCGAGGAAATCTCTGAGTTGAGAACCTACATTGAGTTTTATCTCAAGGAAGGAAAATGAAACACTGCTGGCCCAAGAAACTGTATTACGTATGTTGTCGTTGGATTGATTACCCAAAAGGCGGCGGCAGAAACTTTATTGCGACTAAACATTTAGGTCGAGCACGGTATTACGCCAAGCGTCTAAAGCTCAAGGTTCGCCAGATTGATGTACGGATTCGTGGCAAAAAACCATACGTGCTTAAAGGAAGTTGGCTATGAGCGGTGGACATTTTGAGTATCAGCAGTTTTATCTGCAACGAATTGCTGACAACATTGAACAGGCAATTCTTGAGGATGAGCGCGATACCTATGATGAGAAATACAGCCCAGAAACCATTGAAGTGATGAAAGGGACAATCTCATTACTCAATATGTGCTACACCCTGGTGCAGCGCATTGACTGGTTTCTGTCTGGTGACGACAACGAGGAAACTTTCCACAAGCGCTTGAAACAGCAGCTAGACAAGGAGCAATCAAATGAAAATGTGGGTTGATCCACCCGAGGGTTGGCGTTACGGGTTTCCCAAGATTTGGGATTCAGAGCTGCACGACAATATGCTGCACTGGTTAGACGACCGCGGATACCCGCCAGACTTGCGTGACCAGTACGGAGAATATTTCTTTGTGCGGCAATGGTCCGTTACAGACGACGCTTTGGGAATTTAGAGCGCAGACACGTCGATGAGCTGGCCCCGGAAATCCAGTATTCCTTCGGCGTGTTTGATCGCTAATTCCGGAATCAAGAGCCGGGAATCTCGGAATGTGAGCACGGCAAACCCAGATCTCCAGTTGACTGGGTTGTCTTCCAAGTAATCATTGAATTGCTTCCCATCAATGTCTGCCAGTGTCCCGGTGTCTACCCCATACCTGTTTCCGCGATAATCCGTAAATGGCGTCACTTTGAGCGAATGCAGGTGGCCAGTAACGATGCTGATGCCGCTGCCCATCGTGTTTGTGTGCGTTGCGTGAACGCCGTTTTTGTAACGGTGCTTAACTATCACGTCATCCGTCAACCAGCAGCTCCAACACGGCTTCCAGGCTTGGAAATGATCTCGCAACGAGAACCCAACCACGCCCTCGTAACCACCAGCGTTAGCCGCTAGAAAGTTCTCAAACCTCGAGTCGTGGTTACCCAGTGGCCAAATGAGCTGGACGTTGTGGCGTGCTGCTTTGGCAACCGCCTCAATCTCTGCCAGCGCCTCTTGGCAGGCGTTGAGCTCCTCCTTAACACTAGGTTGTTGTGTCCACCCAATTCTAGGGTATCTGCTGATTGATGCCCCGTCGAAGGCATCGCCGTTGTTGATCACAGCGTAAGGTTTGAGCTGGCTGATCGCCCACAACAGTCCCTTGAACGCCGTTGTGCGCAGCCCTGGCCAGAAGTGTGCGTCAGAGAATACGATCACCGTGCCGTCCGTGATGCCAGCGTTGTGACGTGCTTTTGTCAGATGATGCGTTTGCAGATGCTCAAACGATTTGGCGTTTACTGCGGTTGCTTCAAGTTTGATCTTGAGCTTGGCTTCCAGTCGCCGGCGATTGTTGTGTGCCCAGCGCTCAGTAAACCCAAAGAAGTTAGCAACCTGTGTTGCGCTCTTGAATTTCTGCCACGCAACCAGAAAATCCTCGTCGGAGATCTTGGTTTTTCCAGCCATTTTTTAGCACCATTTGTTTCGTTGGTGCTAAATACCACGCTTAGATTACGTTGTCTAGTGCCAACTGTTTGTTTTATATATTTTTTTTCGCAAAATCCTCAACCGCGTTGACCCGACGTGTCCAGCCCTTGCCAAACACTGCATAAGCCTTCAGTTTCTCAAGAAATCTCAGCCTGAGATCGCTGTAATCATCAATCAGATCTGACGGTTTCTCACGCTTAACCGCTGCCAGGGTAATCGGACCAATGACCCCATCATCATCAACGCCCAGAATGCGCTGCAAAAATACGATTGCCTGTTTGGGTCCTGAGTTGACTGCGCAATCAAAGACGCAATAGTCAAGACCAGCCGGCAAATCGTCGCCCCAAACCTTGTTCCAATAGCGTCCACGGTAGAGCGGCACTACGTCAGAAACGTCCAGATCGCGCATACATTGCTCGTCGGCACTCTCGCCTGTCCATTCCTCCCAGACGCGCTTGGTGACGCCGTGGTTGGTCATTCCACCTGGGTCTGATGGATGGTTGCAGTACCCGCCCTCAAACCCAAGCGTCAGATCTAGCGCTTTTTGAAAATTGTCTTTCATTTTGATGCTACTCCTTGAACTTTCTCAAAGGTCCGAAGACCGCCAAGCCCCAACATTCCAAACATCAGCTCCCAAAGCGTTGCATCCAGCGTCGGCATATCTCCAACCTCAATCCCATTGAGTCGGGCAACATAGGAGCCAATTGGTCGCAAAACGTATTGATAGGCAAGTGCGGTGGCGCAGACCCATCCGATTGCCGGACGCCAGCCGGCCACAAACAGACTGCCTGATGTTGCCTCGGCTTTGTTGATCTCGAGCTGGCCGACGATCTTTGCAAGCTCACCCGACTGCTGGAGCTTGAGCAGCTCTAGTTGTGCGCTGGCTTGTTGCGCTGGGTCTGGCCAGACCCGCTTGATGATCTCACCACCAAGCCCGAGGATTGCCTCGATCCCGATCATTTGGACCAATGGCTGATGACCCAACCGGCAGCGGTGCTGATGCCGCTGATGACTGCCATGCCGAACCAGAAACCGCCCTTGCTCTGATTAGCAAGCTCCAGCAGTTTCTTTATGTCGGCTTGCATATCTGCGACTTGCTTCTCCAGCAAATCGACCTTGGCGATTAACTGACCATATTTGACGGGATCAATATCTGACATGATCGACTCACGGTTTGTAATTCAAAAACTCTTGCAGTTTGGTCTGCTCTTTCTTAATTTTTCGAGATTGTACAAGGTTAGTTCCAGCTTGTTTAGCAGCAGCCGCCAACATACCGCCAATTACCGGCGTGTCAGTTGTGGCTTGCCCAATAAGCTCGCCGGCAACCGTAAACGGAGCCGTACCCAAAAACGCACCTAGAACCGTTTCTCCGCTGCCTGACGTGCTTAAAACGTCTTTAGGGTTGGTCTGAATCTCTGCAACAACCTCATTTAGCGTGCGGTAATGATTAGCCCACTCAGGACCAAACACCAGATCCAACTTGCCGCTCTTGTCCAGATTGGTGACCAGCTTGTTTAGTTCTGCCGTCGACACATAGCGCCGACCCTTGGTGTCAAGCTGCGCTGACTTGGTTGTGTTCTCTAAAATGTGTTCGCCAAATCGACCCTTGATGTCTCGCACCAACTGCTGACCTTCTGGACCAGAATTGTCTAGCAAATCAAAAACCCTGCGCACTTGGTCGCCAGACTTTCTAAGGAAAATCTCATCAAATATTTTTTCTGTGGGAACCGCCTGGTCTGTGGTGCCTTTCTTAATTTGATTTATTGATCTGACCGTGCTTTGATTTTCAAAGTCGTTAGACCATTGCGCTCGCTGCCGTCTGGCTTGTTTATAAATATCGCCACCAGCGTTTTCAGTAATGCTGTCAATCAGTCGCTTGGTCTTGGTTGACAACGCCGATTGACGTTTGTCCGTCCAGTCGGTTTCATCATTGATAAGCTGCCGAATGTCCTCGAGCTGGCGCACGCCGATTGACCGAGTGCCGCTTGGATCGTTAGCTGCAAATTCCTCCTCAATAATCCCGTACAACGGATTTTGAGATTTGCGAGTCGGACGATTTGCCGTTGACTTGTTGATGAAGTCCAGCACTGGCTGGTAAGAAACTGGTTGCGCCAGCTCACCCGCCGCTTCTGCCGCTGCGTACTGATTGCGAATGTCTGCCATGCGAGCATCTTTGATGTCTTGCACGTAGGTCTTGATGCGTTGTCCAAAGTCGGTTGGTGCAACGCCTTGAGATTGAGTTCCCGTTCCCTCAATGCCAGCTTGCATATTCTGCTGAACCTGAGCGTTTTGTTCAGCGTTACGCTCAAACACTTGCTCGGCCAAATAAGGAGTCTTTGCAGCGACCGCGCCATATTTAACGTCAGATGGGTTTTTGGTGGCTTGCGCTCGAGTGTAGGTGATTGGAATCGGAAGACTTGCCGCCCGTTCAACGCGCATTCGTGGCGTGTCAACCGCTGCCGCACCAACGCTGCCCGGAGTTGCTCCAGCGCCACCAATCGGTTGTGCAAGCCCTGCGCCCAACGTGCCACGCGCCTGAGCTTCTTGCAAGCTCGGAGCATTAGCAAGATCTTGGAATGCCTGTTCCTTTGCCGCTTTTTTTTCTGCGAGTTGAGCTTGCAAGTCAGCATAAACAACTCGTGGCTTTGGCTGACCTGGTGCCGGAGCTGGTGCGCCGATGCCTGGCTCAACCCGTGGTGGTGGCGCCTTGGCTGCAAACTGATCGCGCAATGCTTGCTCGGCGCCATAGGTAGCTGCGCCGGCTTTGACGCCGAGCTTAGCAGCGCCAGGGATTGGCAACAATTGAAGCGTGCCGATGTAGCTCTCAACGTCGCCAACCGGAATGCCGGTCTTTTCAGCAATCCAAGCTGCGCCCTTGCCGACGTTCTCGCCGATGTAGTTTGTCAGCCTACGGGTGGCTTCGGCTTTGTAAGCCGGATCTTCGCTGATACCCAGAGCACGGCCAAACGGGTCTGTACGCTTCTCAACAAATTCCTGGACAGACTTTTGAGCCTCTGGAGCTGGAACGCCCATTGCACGTTGTATCGCATAACTTCCCTGACCAACAAGACCAGTGAGACCACCAGCAGCAACGTCAGCCATAGAGACGATGCCTTTCCCAAGATCGGCCATTGAGCCGACCTTATACTCCGTCTTAGACGCTGCCTGCTGTGGAGCAACGGTCGTAGTAGGGATTTGTGCTGGCGTCGCCGCTGGAGCCGTTTCAACGGGTTTTGGAGCCAATCTATCCTGCATGATCTTGCGGATTAGATTGCCCTCTGGGACGCCAGACGAGCTAAATGGCACTGGCTTCGGTGCTGGCTTTGGTGCTGGCTCTGTCGCTTTTTCGGTGCCAAGAATTAGTGAACTAATCTCGTCAGTCGGCGTTGCCGGCATCTTAGACTTGACCTTGCTGATATAGCCAGACGGGTCTTTGGTGATAAAGCCACCGTACTGCGCCAGAGCTTTGTCAACATTGCCGTCGTTCTTGTCTAGCAGGGTTTGGAGATACCCTCGAGCCGCTTCCCGTGCCTGTGGTTCGTTGAATGGATCAAACTTGACGCCCTGGTTCTGTAGAGCCTTGACCGTACCAGGCATGAATTGGTACGCACCCATCGCACCTGATTGCGGATTGACTGCACGAGGATTGCCGCCGCTCTCAACCGCTTTTACAGCGTCGAGCAATTGGTCGGTGACAACGGTCTTGGATGGCTTTCCAAGAATCAGCTCTGAGACTTCATCCATTA